TTTACCTCCAACTGGTATAATAAACTTCATTCTGTATGAAGCGTTAGTTACAGCCCAAATAACTCTGGTATGTTCCATAACTCTCATTAAGTTGAATGCTCTAATTAAACGTTCAACATAAGAAACTCTGGATGCTGTAGTAATTGATGAGTAGGAAATATAAATGATTTGCGCATCATATAATTTGCGCTCTTTGATTGGATCGTCTTTAAACTGAACCCATACTTTTTTACCGTCTTCTTTATTATAACCAGGAACTAGTGTTACTGGATCGATTTCTTTAAAACCGATGATCTCTGTTTGTTCAGGGTTATAGATAATCTCAAATGCAAGATAACCATCAATCAACCATTTGCGGAAATAGAACCACGCCGATTGATCTGACGCAAAGCCAAAATATTGATAAACATTGCGGTATGCTTTATTTAAATAATTTTGAACTTCTTCTGAAACTTCCATACCAATAACAGAAGGATTTGCGATAAAGTTTTTCTCGTCGTATACGATTGCTTCATCACATAGAATATCTAAAATGTCTTCAATTTCGTCATGCATTGAAAACTGACGTAACTCTTCTCTCTTTGACTTATAATTCATGTCAAAGAACGGAATGTTCTTTCTCATGTTGGTATCGGCCATTGACAATGCAGCAAATGCTCCATAAATGTCATCGTTGTCCATACCCATCATGTTCATTTGGCCGTAACCAAACTGATCTTCCATCGGACCAATTGCCTGGGATTGGCGTAGTACTAAGTCATCATAGTACATACCAAAAGAAGATAACCTCTTTAATCCGTCGCTTAGGTTAAAGGGTCTCTTATTACTAAAGGGTCCATTTTTATTTACAAATCCAGCCATATAGGTTTAATTTTATTGTTTTATATATTAAGATTATTATTGTCATTCTTACCCATATCATCCTTGTTAAGTCCTGATGCCTTGGTTTTACTCCTGTTTTCCACATTGTATTGTATAAATTCTTTTCGAATCTGTCCTATTGATGCTCCGTGGATCTTTGCAAATTCACAAATTGCAATCTTAGGCCAACTCTCATAACTAACAACTGCTTGGTTCTTTTTTAAATTTGGCAAATATCTTCTAATTGCAAAGCCTAAACCAAATCTGTCTAGATACGCTTTAACTGCCGCATATTTTAAGTCTACTAATGGTCTTTGTTTAACCGCATCAGATGCTTTATTTCCTTTGATATTAACTTGAATCTTTGAATTTAGTTTAGTATATAACTGATCTAATATTTCCTGTCTAAATCTTGCTGGTAGGAGGTTAAGATTAATACCATAATCGGTATGGTCTCTTTCTGGGTTGTCTAATGCTAGAACAACCGGTGATTTGTCCCACCAAGGTAGGCTTTCTTTAGTTACTGGATTCTCATATTTAAAAACATAAATCTTTCCTGGTTCAAATCTCTTTCTAGTATACTTTACATCTAATTTATCTCTAGCATCTAGAGAATCTTTAAACCAATTAGTAGACACTCGTTTAGCTCCAGCATATCCGCCGTTCTCTTTAAATAATTGTCTAATTTGTTCTTTAATGTAACCCATTAATAGTTTTTTCAGTTAAGATTTGAAAATTCCAATTTCTACCTTCGCAATATGATTTTGCAGCGATATATTTATCGAGATTTTTCGTGTACTGCTCGACCATATATTTGTAGCTATTTAAAGACTTAGTCGAATTTTTCTTGGGAGGTAGTGGTTTTTTAAGATGCTCTTCAGGTTTGATTTCAATCAATAATTCCTTAAATGTATCATCTGCTTGTGTAACTTTTACGTAGAAGTCTGGACTGTACTTATGTTCTTTACCATCTAAACGCCACATGTATTTAATTTCTAATGGTTCACTTGACCATAGGGCAACCTTTTCATTTCTATCGCACCAAATCATAAATTTCCGCTCCCAACTAGAACGGAAAATAATTGGTGCTGCTCCAATATACTTATCTGGATTTTCTGGAGTATAATATCCCTGTATGAATCCTGATTTTTTACTAGGTTTTACTTTCTTTATAGACATTAGATACTATAGATACCACCACCGTCTTCGGAATCTCCATTGCTGGTTCTGTCCAACGATATTGTACCTTTATATTTTACTGGATGTAATTTATTCCATCCCTTAGCATAGCCTCTTTTTGCAATCTCAGTAAAGTATGCAAATGCGTTAGTATATTTTGGATTAAAGTTTCTCCAGTACTTCAATAAATCTAGAATGGCGAATTGCAGACAATCTGCTCGATCATCGTCATTAACAAATCGCAATCTATTAATTGCCTTCTCTGCTAAAAGAATTAGCATTTTCTCAGCATCCTTAGTTAGCGTATCCTGATCCTTAGATTCTACTATTGCTGTATAAAAATCTTTGTTATTGAGATAATTTTTATTTGCTCTTGGTTTTCTTTCAGCCACGTTGTTGTTTTATTTTAGTATTATACACTGCCTATTAGATTTGTTTCTAAAACTAAAAAAGGGGACGCTTTGCGACCCCTTTAGTATTTAATTTGTATAAAATCTTAAGCTTTTAATTCAGCAATTTTAGCTTCCCAACCTTTAATCTCTTCGTTGATTAACTTGTCAGCAGCTTTAATTTCTGCATTTCTTTTATCAGCATTTGCTAATAATTCTCTTTGTTCTTTTAAGAATACGATTGTAGACTCATAAGACATAATAGTTTTTGCTTTCTCTGCGATTTCAACTGATTCAGTTTCTAAGAATTCTACTAAGAATGCTGATGCATCTTGGCCAGTTTGCTCTTTAACATACTCTAATGCAGAAGTTGCACTTTCAGCTTTAAAGAATTTAGCAATTCTGTTTTCAGAATTAAATCTTGAAACGTAAATGTTGTTTTCAACTTTCATTAAGTCAACAGTGTTACTGTTTCCTTCAAAACATGCTACGAAATCAAGGTATGTATAAGATTCTAACATACTTGGTAATTTTTCGAATAATTCTGCAGTTACCATGTGTTCGTATTTAACGATACCTGCTGCAAAAATATGTTTAGCAAAAGATTCAGCTAGAACTTCAGAAGTACCCCATGCGAATTTCTTTTCGGCAATATTGTATGAAAATCTTGTAGAACCGTAGTACCATTTTACATTTTCGTTTGTGAAGCTAAAAGTTTGAATAGCTCTGATTTTTTCAGCATAAGCTGGGTCGATTTGATTCAGTTCTAATTCGTTAATTTCAGAACCAATCATCTCAAATACACGTCCGTTTAAATAGAATTGTACGCTATTTTCAGTGTGATTAATTGGAGACAGAATGTTATTAGTCATTTTTACTCTGGTTTATTTGTTTTATTATATATCTAGTTTAATTACTTGGATTATTCGTATCGTATATGATAACGTCGTCGGTCAAAAGACCTCTTTTAAATTCTGCCTGGTTCTGATCCGTTAATGTAGATCTGATTTCAAACATTCGGTTACCAATATGCATTTCTGTATTGCCGGTTGACTGTGGTCTAATACCAGTTACCGGATTAGGGGCATTTGGTCCTATTATATTTCCTTGTGCATCAATTGCGTTTCCTTGTGCATCAATTAAGTTTCCATCCATGTCTGTGATATTTCCTTGTGCATCAGTAGTTGTTCTTGCATTACCGTTATTGATTCCTAATACATCACTTAAATCATATCCATCTCCTAAGTCAAATGATGGTAGGAATGAACTAAGTTCAACAGACATTGTGATTTTGTATTTATTCTTACCATCAAATGTATATTCAATTGGTCTTTCTTGTGCATAATCATCTGGCATAGCATAATAGGATGCTAACTTGTAGGTTCCCTCGTTTAAGTGGCCAACCTCTACATTAAAGTAGTTAGATTTATACATCTTTTTAACTAACATCTCTGTTATCTTCAGGGCATCTAGCTGTGATGACACTATAATTTCAATATCGAATCCCATTGTAATTGGAATCATTTCGAATTCTGATGTATAACCTTGCATTGAACCATTCTCATCGAGTCTGGTATATTGTCCTCTATTTCTACGATTAACTAATTTAGACGAATCAATTTGAATTGATGTAAGATTTGCAACTCCTCTTGGAACTGATTCATAATTACCATCAGCAAATGCCTTATTTGGTACGCAATCAGGACCGACTGGAGTCGAAAATAAAAATGCATCTCTTAAAAATTCATCGTCACCGGTGATTGAGTAATAAAAAGGAACGTCGATAACGACTCTTCTATTCTCTTCTAGTTGACGATAAAAATAAACTTTGTTGTTTAAATCAGCCAAGAATCCGATAATAAGATGTCGGATTACGCTGTCGTCTGAATTGTATTTCTCGTTATATGATGCCATTGTACTATATATTATTCGATTGTCTCAATATCAAATCTTGAGAATCCGTTTTCTTTATATATGTGTATTTTCTTATCAAACATTTCGTGAGGTAAGGGGGTATGATTAATCACAAACGTGTTTAAATTATTCTCTTTGATCACCTGACTTAATATCTTTAAAATATTGTAAATACCGTCTGGATCGACAGAACTTAATAACTCATCTAAGAATAACAGGTTTAGTTGTGGAAATCTTAATTTAAGAATTTTAATAATTGCAATGATAATAATAAAATCAGCCTTTTTTCTCTCTCCGGTAGAAAGAGTCATTGGGTTGATATTCTCTCCTAAGTGATTAATAATACAATCAAACTTATCATCGAATCTAATATGAAAAGGTAAGTGCATTGTCGAAGACATGGCTGCGATATTTGCATTTAAACCTGGCAGAATAGTCTTGATTGCTAAGTTTTTAACTCCTTCCTCTCCTAATACTGATTCGATTGCTTCTAAGAAATTATAATCAGTATTTAATGTAGTTTTCTGATTTGCTTTCTCCGATTCAGTATCTTCAAAATCTTGTATGATTTGTTTTAAATGGTCGAATTCTTTATTGTCAGTTAAACTATTTTTAATCTTAAGTAATTCATTTTTAAAAGATTCAATTGATACATTCATACCAGAAACTCTGTCTAGCACTTGATGTTCTTTTGTTCTTAAGCTTGATATTTCTTCTCCGATATCTCGAATCTCTCCTTCGTAAATTGTCATTGTATCTGGAATTCCGACACATTTATGTTCAATTTCATTTTTTCGGTCAATATGGAATTCAGAAGACAGAGGAGCTTCGCAAGTAGGACAAGCATTTTTCTCGTATAGTTTTAACTTTCTTTGAAGTTCTTCATACTCATATTTTAATTTAGAGTAGGAAGATTTCGAAGTATCTAAGTCTGTTGTCTTTGCCGAAATCGATGTCTTAATTTTACCAATTGCCTGTTCAAGTTTCTTTTTATCAGCAGTCATACTAACTAAAGATGCCTTTAACTCTTCAATTTTTTCTTTACTTTTTTGGTCAGATTCCTCTAACAATTGATTTAATTTAACCTGAACAGAAATAACATTTTCGCTGATTTGCTTTAATTCTCTTTCAAAAGAATCAAGATCGCTTTTAATATTCTTTCTCTCCTCTTTAATTGACCTTTGCATATCGTTTAAGATTGAGAAGCCAAACATTTTGTCAATGATTTGTTTCTTATCTCCTGGAGTCATTGTTAGGAATGATTTAAAATCATTAACTGATAGGATAATAATGTTCTTAAATACATGGTAAGGTATGCCGTAGATTTCCTCTTCTAAGTAATCTTGTACCGATCTTTTACCAGCTTTGTCGTATTCGACTCCATTTAAAGTAACATTAAATACCGTTGGAGATAATCCTCTTTCGATAACTACCTCGATATTTTTACATTGAAGAGTTATTTTTACTAAAAGACCTTTGTTGATTCTATTTGGCAAATCAGCTAATTTAACACCCTCTAATTTACCATAGAGTGCGTATATAATGGCATTGGCGATAGTAGTTTTACCATCGCCATTTTTACCAGTCGTTAAATATAGTTCAGCTTTTTCTCCAGTAAGTGTTAACTTCTGTGTCTTATTACCGTAACTTGCAAAATTCTTAAATTCTATTTCTTTTATTTTCATTATGAAATATCGTAGTTGTATGCACATTGATCGTGCAATTGTTTAAGTCTAGCCTTAATTTGTGTTTTCATATCCTCGTCGTAGTTTAAACCTTCGACGTATAAATTACATAAATGAAGTATATTGTAGTTCTTATATAGATCCTCGATTTCGTCTAAATCGTAAAAATCTTTGTCTAAGAAGTTTTCCTCATCGTAAATATTTGGTTCTATTTTTCGACTAATCTTTTGAATCTTATTGATTAATTTAGATAGTGAATTACTAGCTGCAATATTAGAAGGTACATATAAGTCGACGAAGTTATTTTCAATTTCTTTTTTAAAGTCTCCTAGTGGAGTATTATAAAGATTTGCCAAGTTATATTTTACAAACTTTGGAGAAGTTGAATTCTCAAAGAATGTTTCTTCCATAGTTTCTAAGTCAACCAAATCAATTCCTTTTGCATTACTTGCATCCGATCTAGTCAGTTGGTACGGAGTACCTACCATTCTTAATTTACCCTTCTTTTGTCGGTAATGAATATGTCCTGAATAGACTGCCTCGTACCCTTGGTAGGTCTCAATAGAATTACCATGTTGATTATTAACCTTTGCGTTAAGTTTAATCCCAGTGACCTCAGAATGACAGAACACTATGTTAATTAATGAATACTTAGATAAAGTTTCAGCTTCATGTTCAGCATCTCTTCTCCATGGCATTAATAGAATATTCTTATCAGCCCATTTAAATGTTTTACATTTTTTATAGATACCTACATTTGGAATCCATTTTAACGTATCGATTGAAGTAATTTCATTTGATTTCTTGGCCCAAATATCGTGATTACCACAAATAATATGAACTGGCATAATCTTACCCAGTCTTTCAAATAAATCGACAGCATAATGTAATACCTTTAAGTTGATGCTTTGTCTGTTATCAAAAACGTCTCCAACCTGAACAAGAACATCGCCTTCGCGAAAATTCTTTTTTAGAATTGGAATAAAAACTTTATCGTAATATTCTTGCTGGATCTCAAGCCATTCCAAAGAATTTGACCTGACTCCAAGATGCATGTCACCTAGAATCCAGATTCTTTTTACTGGCTTTTTTAAGATTTTATCTTCAATCATTAAAACAAACGGTTTATTTTTTTACGCTTCAGTATATTTGTTCGATTGTCTAATTCTTGAATTAGTTCTTCTTTAAATTTATTACCAAGCGATGAATAGAATTTACTAGGATGGACATTAAAATAATCGCACGTTTCGCTAAATATTTCAATTAATGAATATTTTTTAACTAGTTCTCCAGAGACATATTCATAGATCTCATTAATATCTAACTTCTTTAATTTCTTAGTGTCGTTCATTTCGTCTAATTCATTAAATTGTTTAAATCTCGATGCAAGAATTACTTCATGTATATCTCTTCGAACCATGTCTAGTTCAATTTTCTCGTCTTCTGATCTATCATCAGTATATTGTTTGGAAACTTCAAAAGAAATCTTACCGTTAAGTTCGAATTCTGAGCTTTCAAACGTATTATTAAATATTTTATCGACTTTTTGCATTATAGTGAATGTATGTTTGAGTTAGTAGTTTCGTCGGTTTCTGTTAATCTCATGTAAGTGTAATTGATATTCAATTTACATTTCATTCCTTTACCTTCTCCGTCGCGAATTTTTAATACTTTAAGCCAGTATTCGTAACTAGCTCTCATTATATCATCTTGAATAATTCCAAGCATAACATCTGCTGTGTGTGAAAGACCAGCTGATTCTGATACATCTCCCATTCCAATATCGGTAGAATTATATCCACTTCTGGTAATTTGGGTTGCTGTAACTATTAGCCAATGATTTCTAACGCCCATCGCTCTTAAATCTTCAGCAATTTGTTTAATTTTTAAATACGTATTTTCAGAGTTTGGATTTCTGTAATTTGACAAGATATTAATATAGTCAATTACAACCGCTCCTAGTTTAATTTTCTTTTCTTCTTCAATTTGTTTTAGATACGCTTCGATATCTGGTACAGTTGCTTGGGAAGTTGGAAATTGTTTAACAAATAATTGTCCTGGAGGGGTTAATCCATCTCCAACATTTTCTAATCTTCTACGAATATAATCAGTGTTCTTTGATTTTTCATCATATTCAACCATTGGAATTGTTAATAAATTAGAACCAATCCTTCGCATAAATTTATAAGCTGCCATTTCTGCAGTAATTACTGCGGTGTTGGTTCCCATTTTAACAAAGTGAGCTGCGTCATTCGCTAAGAAGATTGATTTACCAATGTTTTGTTCTCCAACATAAACTGTAAGGGTTCCTGATTTATCATAACCACCATTTAAAATTCGGTCTAAGAAATTATAAGGGGTTGGGAATTTATCAGTCTCATCGTATTTGTGATCTTCTGCATTAAAGAATTCTAATCCAATATCAGAATTAAATACTAATGAGTTTCTATCATTAATTAAAGTTTTAACTTTAGCAATAATAGAATCAGCATTCTCTGGAGTAACATTCGTAGATTTAATGTATTCAATAGTATCAACTAATGTACAATCAAAGTTTCTCCATTTGATCCAAGCTTCTGCGGTTGATGTTAACCATTCCTCATCGTATTGTTTTAAATCAGAAGAGTAAATCATATCAACCATATCTGGATCGATTTGTTTACTAATCTTATTAGTTAACAATTTCATTTGCTCTGCGCTTGGAGCTTCATGAAAGCGGCCATAGAACTTTGTTGCAAGATAATGCAAACTGTCAATATCTTCAGAAGTGTAGAAGCCTTTCTTAATTGCTTCTAAGTATTTAGGCTTCTGAAGAGAAAGCTTAAAGAATATTTTTTCAAAGTCCTGTCCGAAATTCATATGAATGGGTTTATAAGTATTGTATAAGCTTCCTTACCTTCTGTTTCACAGGTGCAGTCGATTAATCCTAGTTCTATTGCTCTTTTTAATCCGCGGTCAGATTGTTCCTCTTTTCCTTTGGCATGATAGTTTACCAGTGCTGCCTTTGTAAAGGAAGCACCATGCCTGTCAGGACTTTTAATTGCTCTTTGAATGAAGGCGTAAACTATATCAAATGCATCCGGAAAATCTGGAAAATCTTGTTCAATTCCTAAGATATATTTGATTGGCAACTTGTCTTCTTCAATTTTGTAGACATTTGGTTGCTGCATATTAATCTTCGTCTTGGTCCATTACGTCGTCGATATCAAAACCGTCTTCGCTGGATGAATTGTAATTAAATATTGGTTGGATATATTTCTCGATTCTTTCTAAAACCTGTTGATTAAAAACCTTATCAGTAAAGAATTCCTTGTTAGGAACTGCTTCGTCTAAGTGTTCGCAAATCCAAGTTTTAGCTGTTGCCTTTGGAGTTTTAATTTTAGTTTTAGGATCGATAATTCCTCTTGTAATTCCACAGATTTCCCATGTTGCATATTGCTCTAATCCTACAAAACGATTCATACCTTTACTAAAGTCTAAATGGAATTTAATTGGTGTTGGTTTTGCAAAACGATTTTTAGCGGGTTTAGCAGTTACAATAATACCAACTTTTTCTGCTCCATCTTTTAATTGAGCTTTATTCAACATCATAACAATAGATGCTGCATATTCTGGTCCAGTTCCACCACCTGCAATTTGCTGAGGTATGAATGACTGAGACTGGTACGTGTGGTTAGTAAATAGGAAAGGAATCTTTAAGTCAGCCATTGGCGTCATAATAATTCTAAAGATTGATTTCAATACTTTAGAACGAGTCATATCTGCTTTGTCTG